GAGGAGATAACAACTGATGTTTTATCCATTATTCGATAATTTCGCTTCTTATGCCAGTATTCTTATATCTTACAAATTTAACACTTATTTTAGATTCCTGCTTAACAGGTATAAATAGGTGTCTTCTAGATGCCATTAATGCTAGTCCTGAGCTAATAGAGGCATCGTGTTTTGTTCGGTTATTGATGTCAAATCGTGCCCAGTCATTTAACGTTCTCGTAAAGTACATGTCACCCATACTGTCATTTTCTCGATAATTACCTTCTGCGTCAATTCCGACGTACTCTTCAATGTAAGTGTTAATACTATTGGCATGAGCGTGCTTTATATCTTCTGAAGAGTTAGGAATACCGCCTAGCTCAAGCTCTGTTTTTGATAGTTTAGACGTATGCTTGTCAGGTCTGTTCATTGAGAATGGACGATAACCTCTGTTCTTAAAGTGATACAATAGTCGCTGTTTGTTATTCTCTACAAGTATAGGCATTCCATAGAAAAAACAAGCCATCAATACATCCTCAAAAAATATCTCAGCAGTCTGAGGACGAGCAATATATTCCAAAAAGAAGTGATTGGTTGGCGCGTTCTCCATGTGAAAGTTGGTTATGCCGTGGAGTGCACCTGCAGACCCACCGCCCCCAACTACACCTGATATGTCATAAGGGTCACAACCAAACACACCGATATCTTTATTACCAGGGTGAAATTTGCCGTCCTTCTTAATGACGTTATTACGCATCTTAGCGTCAGGAATCCATGATACCACAAAACGCCCCTTCGGATCAGGAGTCCAAATAACCTCACTATCCTTCTCGCCGTTCTTCCAATGGAAGTAACCGGTTGTTAGGACGCGATCTTTGATCATCGCATCGTTGTAGTCAATCTGTTGGTATATCTTTGTTAAGTTAAATAAAGATGACTTACTCTCGTCACGGAAAGCATGTGACTCCGTTCTAGGGAACTGACGGTAGTATTCGTTGAGTGCGTCTGAGTCTGACTTCATTGCAGCCACCTCATTGTTCCAATAGGTAATGACACCCATGGTAATCTCCTCACCATCGATACCCATAATAGGCTTCTTAGGATCCTCAAATACAGGCCATCCATACTCGTCAATAAAACCCTCCATATTCCACTCCATTGGAATAAACAAAGAGTAAAGCCCTGACTTGGTTTGACCATTGGCAGATCGCTTGGTTGGATCACTGTCGTAAAACAACTTCTTAAAATTCTCACCACCCTTACTAAGCGCGTTTGATGTTGATCCCATCATACACTTACCAATGATGCGGCTACCCAAGCGCAAACATGTTTTTCTTACGCGCCATCCATTTAAGATGTTCTCAGGTTTTTCAATTTTTCCAGCTTCATCTTCGACGAGCAGGAGCAGCTTCTCACCGTCATAGCTGTTGTCTGCTGTGTTTTTCCAGTCAATGGTAGTATCTAACCCATCTATATCATCATCGCGCTCCTCATCCATATTCTTACGAGTAATCTTACTCGCAGGAACACGGAAGGCCAACTCCGTCTTCGGGTTGTCCATACCGTCCTGGATCGGCTTGAAAAAGAATGGGTAATTTCTTACAATTGGTACCACCTTATCGGTAAACATCTTCTTGGCATCGGAACCTGTCTTTGACATAATCCCAATCCTAGAGTCCCTAACAATTGTACCTGTGTTTGACACTTCTGCGGACGACATAAACGAGAATCCTGAACGACGGTTCTTTAGGTAGCACATACCAAACGCCCGACTGTCTGCCTTACATGCCTCCCAAAATATGTAGAATATTCGGTTGGACTCACGGAAGTCAGGAAGACCAATATCAATCTTGGTCCACTGAAGATACATGTAATGTGTTCCGGTGATGTATGTCGGTGTTCCGTTGTTAATGAACCAAAAGCCTTGCTCTCGTCTCTCAAATTCATCTTCGATCATATCCACATACTTAGACTTGAACGCGTTATCTCTACGGTTCCAGTCAAATATTGACTTAATTTTCTGTAGTTCAGCTGGATACTCTACTGGCTTCCATCTGTTGTCTCTGCTCTCAACAATCTTTGGCTGTTGAGGTAAAGCAACCTTCAATCCATTTATCTCATAGATATCACCAATGGTTCCATCCTTAGATATAACTATAAGGTCATACTCTTTATTGTACCCATAGTCCCATGACTTCTTGCTGTTCTTAGTATTAAGAGCAGTCTTGTGAATGTAGTCGTTTACTATGGAGTACAGCTTATTTTCCATGTCTTGCTCTTCCTTCAGCAAATCCTGATTTGCCGAGTGTAACCTCGACAATCGGTCCCTCTGCAGCCTTGTTCTCCTCCTCCTCAATCTTATTGAGCATATACATGGCATCCTCAAATGCCAAACGCTTGGCTGACGCTGCGTTCTTCATCTTGTCGGCCGATATGTCGTCCTCAGCGTGAGTGATAATAGGTGACTTTAGCACCTTGATCAACTCATCGATTGCTTGCTTGGCCGCCTCTACTATTTCTCCCTTTTTAGACATATGTTCTTGTTATACATTCTGTAGATGGTCTCACCATCTATTATAAACTCATACTCGCTGTCTGGTGTGAATGAGACTGTGTCTCCGACGTTTACGTTGGAGATAGTGTTCGTTTTATACACAACCTCACCCCATAGCGACTCATGAGCACCAGTAGAGCTAATTAACTTATCCTCAGTTGGTATCGGTCTGATAAATATAAACGGATCAACAGCTTTCCAATTGACATCTCTTTTATACAGATATATCTGATCAACCTCAGCTAAAAACAGATCGTCCATAATATAGTTCCAACTACTTTTCTGACGACCTTTCATGTCGCTGTAGTACTTGAACACATTGTGGTGAACTACAACAGTGTCTCCAGGTTGAACCGGGCCGTTATAGTAAATAGGAACACTAATCACTTCGGCGAAGCGATTGGATGTCTTGTGGTCTTCTTGGGAGGAGCTGATATAGAAGTCGGTATCTCCGAACTTCCTTATGTTATCGTACCGCCTCAGACCAACTGGTTTAATGATGAAGCAGTATGGTGATTTCATTAGTAATCTATTTTGTACTCTATAGCTACAGGAACTGTTGCTGAGAAAGACTTCCATTTAATAATCTCACCGTCCTTTATAACCCAAACGCAGATAGACCCATCATCCTCTTTACGGATGGTGTTGATCTCCCAAGTTCTATCTAGGACAGTCTGACCAACCATGTAGTGCATAGACTTCATGTAATCAGGACCAATGGAAATTTTTCTAATTATACTCACCTGTTTGTAGATTTACACTGACATCGCCATACTTATCAAAGATGGATTGCTGCTCTTGTGTGAGCGTTGCTGCTGCAACTTCAAGTTGCTGCATGGTGAGCTCTTTCTGCTCGCCTAAACGACGAACGCTCATCTCGATGTCTGCTAGATTAAATTTTAGATCTCTGTAAACTCGGTTAGCGTTAACCAACGCTTCGAGCTCTTCTTTTTTGATTTTTGACATATGATTAGATTATCTATAAATTATACACCTTAAATAAGGAATTGTTAAAGTTGATGTAGAGGCTGCATTAGTTGCTGCAATCATAATGTAATTATCAACAGTAATGTCTATGTTGTAAGAACCGTCTCCAAAAGGAATATTTGATTGATCTAATAAAGATTCTGATCCGAAATTCTGACCTTTAAATACAGAGTTTTTAATATAGAATGTTCTAGAGAAAGAAGCACTTCTGGTTGATGAGCTAGATCCTAATGCAAAACCAATGTTGGTACCTCCAGCTAATCCATCTACAGTATTAATATAAACCTGAACAGTAGATGATGTGGAATTGGCATCAACCTTTAAGAATCTAGACATTAGATCTATAGTGCAATTTTCTGTCAATGTATTAGCAGGAATCAAAACGCTTGATAGTTTAACAAGAGACCCTATACCTGTAAGGGTTCCGCCAACCATATCATCAAACTTAAAAGAAGATGCATTACCTAAAGCCAGTAGGTCACTAACTCTAAAGTTCGCAGTGCTATTGTTGTCAGAAACATCACTACCTAGCAATATATCATTTAAAGCAGGCTGATCTGTTGTATAGTTCTGTATTTTCATTGACCTCTGTTTTTCTTTTTGTAGTTCTTAGAAGACTTTAGCTTAGACGTTTTACTCTTTGCATGAACGCCCGGTCGCTTGACCTTAATCTTTATAATTGATTTAGACTCAACCTTCTTCATGTAGCAAAGTTAGTAAAAATAATTAAAGGGTTTTAAGCATTTCAATCATTCGTGGACAAGGGTAAATATCACTCTTATCTTTTCTAAACGAGTTGTGAGTGTAGACACCGTTCTCGCCTTTTAACCCTCTAACTGAAATATCCCACATATCTTCTTCTCGATACGTCAGATCAATCTTGTAAATATCACCCCAGTATAACATTAGCTGCCGCACAGATTCAATCTGAGCGTCTGTGTATGCATGGTAATACTTACGGCCTTTGTATGGCTTATCTAGCTCACATACCTGATCAATAGGAACCTCTCTGTTGACGTAGTTATAGAACTTGTCGCCTTTCTTTGTAAGCGGACCCCAGTTACATATCTCAACACCAATTGACATCGGGTCTATCGACTTGTATGGAACACCTTTTGCTCTAAATATGTCTTGCTTTAAACCAAGGTGATATCCCCAATATTTTGAACTGAACGCCTGACAGATCTCTCCGTCATATGTATTTTTAGATTGTCCTTTCCCTGATATAACAACGCAAGTAGCAATACGGCCTCTCCCGTCATTATCCCACATTTGAATTGTGCTTACACCTGAGCTATTACCAGCTGTGTGATGCAATACAATCATGTTCTTTTTAGTCTCAGTTTTTATGTACTGAGATTCTTTCATTGGAACTTGCTTAATGTTGGATGGTAGTTTCATCGCCACTTATCGCTTTCTGATTTAAGTCCTGTAATGAACTTTTTAAATGAAGATAGTATATCTCTACCTGTAACGTGTTTGTAACTCTCATTCATGCTCTTTACTTCAATAAAAACAAAAAATAGAGCCACTGCTTTAGTCAGTAATAACTCTATTGATATAAAGTGTGATATGATATCACCTGCAATGTACTTCTCTACTAAAAAGAAGAATGTGATTGCTGCTGCGTAAATAGCAGACTTAACTGCTGTAGCGTATAAACGTTGGCTTTGGACTACATCCCAAAATTTTGCCTCCTGATCCTCACGTTTTTTGTATGAACGCCATACTCCAAAACAAACATCTAATAGGATGGAAATTAAAGCTACGGTTAGCAACGGACCTACCGGTGCGAGAATTGTGATAATTCCAGACAAAATAATTAATGCGTTAGTTTTCATGGTAGTTTTTTGATTGCTCTATGCAATGCATAGAGTAAAGCAAAGATAATAAAAATAGCCAATAGGTTGTTTAGCAGCTTCTTCCACCATGGGTACTTCTCATAGTACTTGACAGGAACCTTGCGCTCTACTATCTTTGTGACGTATATAGGATCGCATTTGCCTTGGATGTAAACCTTCTTTTCCTTTGGGACGTACCATGCTCTCACCGTTACTCTCTCCTTTGTGAGAGTAATGGTATCAGTAAGTTGCTTCAGTGTCACCACAGTGTCTGTATGCACCTCTGGAACGTATAGGGTGATGGTGTCTTTTATTACAACTGTATCAGTTGTAATTAAATACGGGTACTTCTCGATTAAGCGAGTGAACCGCTTGGTAGGGCTACATGATGCTAGTAATAGAATGATTAGTAAATATCTCATCAGAATATCTTGTTTAATGTAAAAATTTCACTGTGTATACTATTTGACGTACTTGCATTTGCCCATTGGGCTGTTATATCTAAAGTGTTGTCAATTGTTGTGTCAAATGTATCCTCGTTGATGTATATAAAGTCAGTTCCCTCAAACGCATTTGACGCGTTCCTTGAGTATGTAAACTGCCCGGAAGTTGCAATCTTTGCAACACCGGCAGGGCCTATCGCTCTGACTGTAAATGTAATCAATAAATCAAAAAACTTATTTGTTGTTGTAGCTAGTGTAGTTGCTGCTAAAGCCAATACAGTTGCTCCTCCGTTTGCCATAACTCTTATTCCAATTGCCTGGTTGTTTAAGCAACTTACGTATCCACTCAAATTGACATGAAAAGAGTCACCAACTCTAAATGAATTGGCAGGTACAGATAATGATCCAACGCTGCCGTAATACCTTAAGCTTGGATCCATGCACGACAAAGACTCAGTAACACCGCCATCTTGGTCAACTCTTCTCTCAAAGTTTACATATATTAACGACTGAGCTTGGGTGGTATTTGTAATAGGGACACTCTTTGCAGTCTGAGCAAATATTCCATAGTTTATAGAGGATGGCTTCTGCCGTCCATCAGGACCGTTGATCTGAATTCTGTCAACACCATGAACAATGCCGTATCTGTCTACTACTTGCATCTAACACCTAGGTTTGGACCACTCTCACCTTCTATAGTAAATGATGTTCCAATAGATGTTGGAGTGGCAATTAGTCTATCTCCAGCCTCTAAATAGAATGGAAACGTATCTGTCATGATATCACCAGATGAAAGATTAACGGTGTATATAACACTAGTTGTAGCCGTTGAGCTGTTGTAGTGAGACAATGTTATCGCGCAAGAAGATGAGTTGTTAAATCGTATTGATTTAACTACCGATGAATTGTTAGCTGGTGCCTCATGAATAATCGTTCCGGCAAGAGCTAGCGATCCATAGTTACTAAACTTCTGCTGATATTGTTGGCTCATATGGAAACTCCTCTGTTATTGCGTGTCCCGCAAATGCGTGTTTTGGGTTCTTTGGTTCTACAAGGTTTGCTCCGAAGTCGTAAAGCTCGGAACTCATTACGTCGTAGTGGTAGCCATCAGCGTAAACTGGCGGGGTTACTATTTCCATTCCATCCATTACGGGAGGGGTCACGATAATTTTTCCTATATTGACTACAGCTTGCACACCTTCGCCATAAGCCAAATGCACATTACCATCAATACCTTCTGTCTCAACAAGTATTCCTTTTGACTTTAAATCATCAAGGCCTTGTTGTTCGTTCTCATAATTAAGCTTAAAAATGTTCATATCCTTATAAAATTTAATCCTTTACTTTTTCCATTAGCAATAGGTCTCTCATGATTACTATTACCATTTACTGTTCTATAACTAGCATTAAATATTTCAGGGGTCTCCCACATATAGCATTCAATACCTGTTGTAAGCTCTCGAACCCTCATGGATGATTCTCTACAAGCTTCTTTTTGTCTTTGCCTAGTTATTTCACTTATTTGTATTCCTCTTTCTTTTCTTGTTCTTGATATTTTTTCTCTAGTTTCCTTATCATGTACTCTTCCTATTGAATAGGAGATAAGCATAGATTTTAATTTTTTCTTTGTTTCATCAGAATGCTTTAATCCAAAAGCTCCTTCTCCTCCTAAAGTAATATTACACAAATTTTCAACTCCTATCGATGCAATTAGAAACTTTTCCATTTCTCTAGCTGCATCTAAGCTTATATTTTCAGATATAATATCAACTTTTAATCCATATTTATTATATCTTCTTTTCCAATGTATATTCCTTTTGCTTTTATCATAAGCTCTCCGTACATTACTACCAATACCAACATAATATATGTCATTGGTATTAGGTGTCATATGTATATAAACTACTGCCACCCAAGTTCTACAACAGCAGCTACTCCGTTTCCGTATGCTTCGTGTTTTTCTCCGTTGAACTCAACCTCTACAAGTATGCCTTTGGCTTTAAGGTCTGCGAGTGCTTGTTCCTTGTTTTCGTATGTCAGTTTATAAATCATATCGTTGTAAGTTGTGCTAAAGTTGCGTTGTCTAATTTTGTTTTCCAAAGAGCGACTGAATTAATGTCGAAATTTGAAGTACTGCCGATATCAACATTATTAACTTCAAAAGCACTAAATGGCGGAATGTTGCAACTCGTATCTGTGCCTAATAAAACACCATCAAGATAAACAACCGCGTCATTTTGCTTATAAGCTACCGCTATTTTGTGTCTTCCGTTTGTTATGCCTACTGAAGTTTCAATGCCAAATTGTTTGACACCGCTTACAAAACAATCAACTACCATTTTGTCATTTGGCAACTGAAAGATATAAATAGAATTTAAGTAAGAATTTGAACCGACCGAGTTTGCAAGCGTAAATAAAAACGGACTCGCTTGATTAGGTCTGTAAACATCCACAAACAAAGTCCCCTCCGTTTGACCGATAAGCGAACTAATACCCGTCTTTGAAATAACGTCTGCGTTGCGTGTTACACTTGCAGATGTTGTAGGTATGTATGAAGTTGGGTAGGAACCCGCTTCGAGTTGTGCACCCCAAGCATAGAATGAAGCTGAAGTGCTGAATACAACCCTACCTCTATTTGCTCCAAAAGACGGGCTTAAAGAGTTTGCGATGCCATACATACAAAACAAGTTGACATCCGTTGTTGATACGCTCAAAGTAATTCGACGCCACCCGTCGCCCTCGTCTGAAATGGTTGCGACTTGGTTTGTTACTCCACCACTTTGAAAAGTTGCAGTTGTTAGGTTGTCAAGGTCATAAACACCCGTTGCCCAATCCGTACCCGTTCCTTGATGATTAAGTGAAATGTAAACAAATTGTGCGGTGTTCTTTTTTACGTAGATACTTGAAGTGGTAGTTGAGCCACCCGTAAAGGCTTGGTAAAAGTCGTGGATTGTATTTGTGCCATCTCCCGCCCATTGTTCTGCAGTTGTGTTGCCATCGGGTGCAGTTGTGGCATTGGCGGTCATTGTTCCATCCACCTTATCCCACGCAACATTGTCAAAAGAAGAACTATAAAGAGCGAGGTTTGTCCTTTGCGGTTCTACTAACAAACTTGGACAAGTACCGTTTGAGTAGTCAAGACGTGGGATGTTAAGTCTTGTTTCCGTTTTTTGGTAGTCTTTAGCTACTGAACCCTCGACTACTTGACCACCCCAAACTTCTATATCCGTTGCGGTTGAACCAAAGGTATTAATAAAAACAAAATCTATTGTTCCAACTCCAGTAACGGTATATCTATTCCAACCACTTTGTAGTGTCACAACATTGTCAGTACCTCCATAATTTATGCCTATTGTTTGACCCGTAACTCCTTTTATCCAAACTGAAAAGGTACCATTTACACCAGTTAAACTAA